CTTCAGCAAAAAGTGCAAGAACAACCCAGCCAACACACATTGAAATAATCGAAGCGTTACGATTATGTCTGCGTATTGCATCATCAATCATCTCCTGAACTTCTTCCTTTGTTGTGAAGTGAGATGGTTCGATCTCTGACATTCGATGTGCCATGATCAACCCCCATCAATTTGGCACCCTACCATTGCACCACCAACAACTCCGAGAGGAATTGCCCACCAGCGACCATCGCCTCTGGACATAGCAGCGGCAGCGCCACCACCTAGAATACCACCAGCAACAGTACCACCAGTGCAATCATTATTATCTACATGAGACCGTTCTGCAGGGCGGTAAGTGCGACGAGGAGTGGGATAGTATGACTCTTCGTATGCAGGTTCACGCCAGATGTCTTCACCAAACATCTTTTGACAAGGAACGCGAACACGCTTCCTTTCAGTCTTCACATATCCAGGATTCTTCATAGTTCCAGGGATGTAGCGTTCACGATACACCTTCTTGAAACATTTTTGTTCCTTAGCATATCCACTCTGCGACTCATATGCTTGAGCGGCAGGGACAGAACTAAAGAGAAGGAGTGCAGCGAGTGCGAGTTTCATGGTGTAACCTCTGTGTGTATGTAATAATTATACTCCAGAAAGGGGAGCATGTGTGACTCCCCTGTGACAGATATATGACCGTCTATGACTAGTCTTCCTCAGCGAGTTTAGCGAAGTAAGACAGAGTGTCTTCTTCATCAGCAACAGGTGAGGCAGCAACTGCTTTCTCTCGGAAGTCTTTGACTTCAGCACCCCAATCAGGTTGATTGGATGTCATCATAGTGTCACGATGGTGACCAGTGATGTCAGGAGAGTTGAAGGACCCGCGACCCTCAGATTCGTCCTCAAGGGACTCATCAATAGGACGTGCAGCAGGTGCAGTCTTACCAAGAACGAGATCCAAACGTGCTTTCAGTTGCTCGTAGGTCTTGAAGTTCTTAGCATCTTCAAATTCAGCAAGGGAATATCCCTGCTTCCAGATAGATTCCAGTTTATCATCATCGAAGTTACCGAGAGTGCTAGGAGCAGCAAACTCAGACTTATCATAATTCCAGTATCCTTCGACCTTGCGGATCTTCAGTTTGAAGTCAGCACCTTTCCAGAAGTTGAAAGGATCGATAGGAGTTTCGTCTGCAAATGCAGGTTGCATTGCTTCAGTCAGTTTGTCAAAGATCTTCTTTCCGAACTTGTACAGAAAGACTTTGCCTTCGTTCTCAGGGTGAGCAGGATCACTCACAACATAGATGTTGGAGTAGTAAGACAACTTACGCTTCTGTGCGCGAGCGATCTCTTTATCACTGTCACGACCGCTGTTCCAAAGTTCACGGTTCATCTCGCCAACAGGATCATCCTTGCCGAGAGTGGTGAGAGAGTTCTCAATATACCACTGTCCACCAGGACCCTTGAAAGCGTGAGACCAGATCTTTGCCCAAGGCAGATCTTCGCCATCGGGAGCGGGAAGGAATCGGATAACGGCAAATCCGTTACCAGACTTGTCCAGTTCAGGTTTCCAGAGGCGCTCATCAGCACCACTGCCCTGAGCAGGTTGGTTTAGTTTTTCGATCTCTCGCGTCAGTTTGGAAAGAGTATTCCCAGTAGAAGACGCTTTTTTGAGGGATGCGAACGACATAATTGTATTCTCCGTATTGAATGTGTAGGTTTGTTTGTTTGCTACTGGATAATCGTAGCATACTATGTATGAGGTGTCAACCTTCTCTCTCTGCTGCTTGTTCTAAAGTGCTGACCATAGCGTCCATGCAGAGAGCGAGGTTCTCGTATCCAAAGGCATTGGCAAGAGCGTTGATCCTCGTCTTCATATCTGCTGCGTCCTTGTCTTCGGATGCAGCAAGGCACAGTCTACCATAAAAAGTCTTCTGTTTGTCGATCAAACTCTTGCAATTTTCAATATGATTCATCTTCTCATCCCTATTCATCGTAGGAAGTCTAGATGTCATGTATGATAGTTTTTGATAGGTGTTGAAGATGTCTTGTAAGTTTTCTTGTACTTGTTCTGATTGAAAAAAACTCATAACTTCGTCCGTATAGTTTCTAGTAACACACGCTTGTAGGTTTGGCAATCAATTGTTAAAAATGGTTTGTATTTTAATGTCTTTGTTCTAACTTCTTTCCATATGGGATCTGTTAGTTTCTTATCGAAGTTAGAAACAAAACCAAGACACTTTTCAAATACAACCAAGGTCTCTAAAGATATACTGCCACCCAAATAATGCTTAATGATTGGAGGATGTCCACATTCAACTACAAACAGTTTCTCAAATGCTTGATCATATGGAATTTGATAATCATCTAGTAGAGTATTGACATCCTGTTTAAATTTATATGTAAAAGACTCTTGATTGATCTTCCAGTCGGTGTAGATATCCTTACTAAAAGATTGCAGATAACCTTTAGAGTCATTTACAAAATTAGCGACAAAGTAACTCAAGAGTTCAGCATCTGAGTACTTCGTCGCTAATTTTTTAAAGAAGTAACGATCGCGCCGCTGTTCAAATGATTTTTCATTAGCGCGAACTTTACCTCTGTATTTGAAATAATCGTAATCCTGTTTGGTGAAGTGTTGTTTGAGTGCGAGATACATCTTATACACTTCAAATCCAGTCACAATGGTAAGACTCCTTTAGACGATTGTTTCATATAGTTCAAACGCATTGCCTCGTGGCGCAGACGTTCTTTCAGTGGTTTCGATAACAGTTTAGGAACTGTTTCGATTTCAATTTCATTCTCAGAGCAGTATGTAGTTACTGCTTCAATGTATGTGATCAGTCCTTTGCTGGTCTTCACCATCCGTTCAATCTCCTGAGAGAACCTTGTCGGTGTTAGGAACTTGTCCTCTAGGGGATTATCTTTTGGCATGGTAGGAGACGAACTCTTCAATATAGGACTTAAGTAGTTGTAAATAGTCATCAAGATTGTACTTCTCAAACACTTGAATAGTGCTATCTTCAGTGGCGATAAGGGTGACAATTTTCTTTACCTCTAAACCTGAACGTTCGAGGAACATTGCTGCGTATGCAGTTTCTTGAACAAAATAATGTTCAATCCAATCTTCCTTCTTTTCCTTAGTTGAAGTTTTGAAATCGATTACCGCTAACTCGCCATCAAACTCAGCAATGCAGTCTACTCGACCCGCTAAACCAAGATAATGGGAATAAAGGAAAGTCTCTAGACAATGAATATTGTCTATCCGATTTAACGTAGACTTTGCTGACTGAAACATTCTAACAGATAATGGATTATTTTCCAAGTACTTGTCGATGTTTAGTTCGCCTTTGAAATATTCTTCTGATAGTGCGTGAAAGGCAGTGCCTCTCTGTGTTGCTCTAGCAGTAATTCGATTTGCCTCTGTTTCACCAATCCTAGATCTCCACTTCTGGAAAAATTGCGCGTTCTTAAACGATGTGATAGAGGTCACACTTGGATAATATTTATCTGCCCCAGGGATGGGGTAGAAACGAGTTCCATCTCGATCAACTGCTTCGACCTCAACATGATTATCAAGGGCGACATCAACAAAATTAAACATTAAAATCCTAAATTATATTTGGAGATCAAGTAAGACTTAACCAGACCAGAGCGAACGATATCATCGATACCAAATTCAATACAAGAGAACTCTTGCATACTCTGAAGGATACGAATGAAGTCTGCAATACCAGTCTTCTCGTTTTCTTTTACTAGATCAGATTGTGTAATATCTCCACAGAACATAATCTTAGAATCTTCACCGATACGGGTGATCATCGAATCAAGTTCATGGAAGTTGAGATTTGAAAACTCATCAACAATAACAATAGCGTTGTCAAGAGTGACGCCACGGATAAAAGACGTAGACCAGAAACTAATAGTCTCCTGCGCTCTGAGGTTGTCATAAAGCATCTCAAATGAATTGTCATCAGGCATACTGAACATGTATCTAACCATGTTCTTATATGGAATCTGATAGAGTGCAGACTTATCTTCATGATCTCCAGGAAGGAAACCAATCTCACGAGTCGGCACAAGAGACCTTACAATATAGATTTTATCATAAGGTGTGTTTTCGTCAAGTACTTCTTGCAGAGCAAGGTACAGAGTAATAAATGTTTTACCAGTTCCTGCAGCACCATGGAGCAACAGATTCTTGCCCAATGAATATTGTTCAAAGGCAACAGTCTGATTCTCAGTCAATGGTTTGATAGGAACCATGTATGACTTATCAATTGGTTTTTTCCGTTTGATTTGTTTTGCAGTCATGTGAGGAGGGACAGGATTACTGGTGGTGTTCCTTTTTCTTGCTCTTGCCATAGTTTAGGTGTATCGACTCAGGTTTGCACGAGGATGTGCTTTTTGGACTTTAGACATTACTTCTTTGAAACCCTGGTCAGGTTTGGGTTGTCCGTAGATAGTGCCTGTTGGCGATGCTGCCTCCCAGTCCTTATCCCAATCAGGATTCTCTTCCTTCCACTGACAATACTCTTTCATTGTCATACGGAATTCTTTTTTCTCTCCCGTCTTGAGATTTTTTACGTTGTATGTTGGCATTAGTTCCACTCCATTGCTTCAGCACAAATAGGAAATTGTTCTACAAAGATTGCCTTACACATGTTAGCAATCTCCATATGTTCTTTCTGGGTTCCATGTCCAGATCGTAGATCTATATAGTGGATCCATGACCTTACAGATCCCGTCATGTACAATTTTGTTGGCACGGCGAGAGGAAGCACAAAACGAGCACACTCCTTTGCGATTTCAGCATCGAGCATCTCTTTATAGAGTTTCATGCCAGCATCAAAGTGCTGCCTCATTTTGATCTCAAACTCTTGCT